CTCATCGGCTTAGCAACAAATAATCCACTTTTAACAAACACCGATTCAATATTACCTGTATAAGTAGCACCATCTAAAGCTTTAGCATATTTTGTATTAGCTAAAGCAGCTTTTCATGCGGCAATAACACTACTACTGCAATCATAATCGCCAACTTTTACTTTCCATTTTACACCATCTGTTGTACCCTCTAGATAACCTTTACCGGTTTGACCTTGACGGGCATTGGCACTCATGGTATAGCCGAAGCGACTATCATTACACATAGCTTTATGAATTGCGGCAGCAATTTTACCATAATCAGCCATTTACTTCTCTCCTTTTATTTATGATTGAAAATCTGTTAATGCAGCTTGTGTAATTTCAGAATTATCAGTTGAGGCTGTAATAACCTTTTGTGTGGTAGATGAACTGACATGCGCGCTATCGACATAAGCCTCAGCAGCCGCATAAATCGCAGCGGACAGGACGCCGCATATAATACCAACCATTACAATCTTGCTATCAGATACTGCTAAACCAGAAATACTAGTAGCAATTGAAGCAAGAAAGGCTGCAACCGAAATTCAAAATTTACGACTTGTTAATTTACTCACTATCCTCTAACTCCTCTTCTATCTCCGACATTTCTATATCCTCAACGATTTCGTTGTTATCTTTTGGACGATATTTTGCTTTACCAATTTTATATAAAGCAAATGTGAGCAATTCACCGCCAAATATTGCCATAAATGCAGTTCAAGCACTATCACTAAATTGTTCATATCCATGAATAATATTATATTCAGTTACGCCAAAAATAATAAAAGTTGCCACTAATATAAACAATAAAATAATATCGCCTTTATTTATTCGCATATATTTTCCTTTCTTGCAATCTCAATATTATGATGTTTTTCTGTATAATACATCTAATTCTATAGTAGCACTTAATGCACTGCTACCAGTATTTTTAATAGCCATTTGAGCGGTATTAGCATCTTTATAATTTATAGCATATGGTATAAACATTGTGGTACCATTAATATAATACCCAACTACACCTAATAATGTATATCCAGATTTAGTACAATCTATATCAACTCATTTTGTTCCACCTGCACTAATAGATCCACTACTTGCAGTTTTTCTTTCACGTAAAAGTTCATCTTTATATAGTATATGTTGTTCGTCAGTGCGTGTTTCTCCATCTGCATTTCAAAATTCATGTCCAATAGTATTAGCACCAGTTAAACCAGCACTATGATATACTCGTGATTTTGGTGCACCAGTATTATCATAAATATCAAATATTAAAGCATTATCAGAATTTGTAAAAACTTTAGTATATCCATTATCATTGTTAGAAGTTAATACTAATTGATTAAGATATTGAATACCTGTTTCTGTACTATTATCAGTATTAAAAGCTTTAATAATTTTATTTACTGTAGCATAAGGTTGCATATTATTATGTGCAGCAGAAGCTGATTGCGCTCCATTTGTAACAGCTCCAACATAAGTATTGGAACTAAGTGTACAATCTGCAGTAGAAGCTCCACCAGTACTAAGTCCTGCACCAGTTGCATTATTTAAACTTACTTTAGTTCCACTACCTGATGTAGTAAGACGTTGAGTACCTGAACTATTATATACAACAGCTGAATTGGGCAATGAGTGTGAATGTGCTAATTTAAAATCTGGTTGCTGTGAAATAGTATGTGTATGTGCAGCAATACCAGATTCAGTAGAGGCTAATATGTGTTTAATTTCACCACTTACTGTAGCAATACTATAAGTAGCAGTATTACTACTGCTATCTGTTACAGTACCTACACCGATGGTTGTACGTCCACTTAAATTAGGTAAATTAAATGTTGTGTTACCATCACCTGTACCTCATGTTGTACCAATTGCTGTAAATAATGCACTATATTCTGTACGACTAATTGCTCGTCCATCACATAATAAATATCCTGCAGGAATATTGGTTCCTGCAAAATCTAATAATGTGCCAATAGGAGTAGAATCTCCACCACCAGAACTGGTAGGAATATTAAAACTAACTAAAGTATCAGGGGTAGAATTTAAATTTTGTAAAGTAACAATATATGAATCATTACCTGCAGTTACAGTTGCTTGTCTAGGAACTAAAGTATTATTAATTTTAGCCCATAATTCGGGTAATTTAGATCCTAAAACTTTTGTCATTTTATGCTCCTTTTAACTCTAAACTGTTGATGGGGTTAATGTTAATGCTGCAATTTCAGCACTAGTATATTCTTGAGTATAAGCAGTTCCATATGTAACTGAAGTTAAATAACGATATGCACCTCTGCCGCTATCTCCAGCTTCGTCATATATAAATGACATTAATGTACCAGCATCTCACATTAATTGATTATCTGTGCCATTGGGAGCAGCTGATCCTATGCGTATAGGTTTAGCTCCAGTGCTATTAACATTAATTGTTGGAGTAATTGTAGTATTTGGATAATTAAAATATACATTAATAATACTACCTGTTTTTAAAGTATAAGTTGCTGTAGCTGGTGGTCATGTTCCATAACTAGAAGTAACAGTAATTTCTTTTGCAGAAGTAGCTGTAACAGTATTACAAGTACCATATCATACAGATGCTGCTGATAAATAATTAAGTTTAGCTTGATCATTACTATTAATTAAACCGGGTGTAGTTGTACTTGCTAAAGGTACAACTGCACTCCCTCATGCAATATTTTGAGTACCATCATTATACATAGCTTTTATTGAATGATTATTATCATCTCATGCTAATCAAGTACCATGTCACTGACCATCACCATATAAAAATGCTTTTTTAGCACCTGCGGGTGGAGCTGGTACTAATCCAGCGACACCATCTTCGCCAACACCTCATTCATCAGAATCTGTGCCTACAAAATCTGAATATGTAGTATCTGTAGCAGAAATTGTAATAGTATTAGTCGTAGCACTTACTGTTACATTATTACCTGCAGTAATAGTAACTGCGCCGGTTTTACTATTTAAACTAGTAACTGCACTAGTTAAAAATCCACTATTATTTTGTAATTGAGAAGTTTGAGTCGGTACTACAGTGGAAGAAGGAAGATAAGCGGTAGATGCTGTATAAGCAGCTGACCCTAATCCTTTAACACTAGCGTTAATACCAGCTACTTTAACTTGACCATTACTATCACCGGTTGTAACCGAAATTCCATGAACATGATCGCCTCTAGCAAAACCATTATCAGTACCTTTGCTCGGAGTAGCGGCTATATATGAGGGTGTTGCAGTAGAAGCACTAGAACCCTCTGGTACATCTGCGGCAGTTAAATAGCCACTTTCATTATCTTGGAGTTTATAGGTATTCCCACCATAAGTAAATTTATCTATAGTATATTCTGCCATAACCTATATTCTCCTTAATTTAATCCATGAGTATGCCCATTATCTGTAACAGTATGTGTTTTACTAGTAACAACCGTTGTTGTAGCAGTATTTTTAATCGGTACTGTTGTAGCACTACTGTTTTTAATTGGTACTGTTACATCTTCAAATACTCAATTTGAAGCTGACCCAACGCTCGTAATATTAGGAACACTAAATGCAGTACCTAAAGTTACTTTACTAGCTGTTGTAGTAGTTGCTTGTACACCTGTAACTGAAGTTGTACTTGATTGCACACCCGTAACAGATGTTGTGCTTGATTGAACACCTATAATTGAAATATCTGTTCCAAGAGTAGGTGGATTATGTGTATGTGAATCTGCACCATGTGTTGCTGCAGTAAAAGTAATATTTAATTTTTTAGTATCAGTAGTATCCATTGTCATAGTTAAAGAACCACCGCTAAAAGTACCTTGTGTATATGAGCCACTACCAACAGCTGTAACATTAGGAATAATAGTAGCAGAAGCATTTTTAATTGGCACTGTGGTTGCAGAAGTTGCTTTAATAGGTACTGTCGTCGCGGCAGTCGCTTTAATAGGCACTGTTATATCTGTAGCACCTGTAACATTTGGAATTGAAAAAGCAGTACCTAAACTTGGCGCAGAGCCATTGCCACCACTTGTTACATGGGACGCGGTGGTTGTTGAAGATTGCACACCAGTTACGCTAGTGGTAGAAGATTGCACACCTGTTATAGTGGTTGTACTATGGTCTGCAATTGAAATTCCTGTAGTGTTAGAAGATGCGGCCGTAGGCACATCCGCAAATGTAGGATAGTTGCTTAAATCTACGGCGGTGCCAAGTTCTTGCCATGCACTTCCATCTCATGCATATTCACTACCATCCGCAGTAATATGTCATACATCACCCGTAGTATTACCTGTGCTGGGTAATGCGGAAACAGCTGTTTTAGTACCTTTATATATCATAACACTAGCAATATCGCTAGAGGTTAAATATCCACTATCATTTGTAAGATGTGAAGTTTTTGTTGGTACATTAAAACTAGCTGTTCCACTGGTAACAGTTATTGGACTATGGGTACCAGCAGTAGTTATAATACCTGTAATTGTACCTCCGCCTAAGTCACCTATATCTTCTAAAGTAGCAAATTGACTAGTGTCTACTCCAGTTCATATATGAATACCTGTTCCGTCGTTCCAATAAACGGGATGTTCTAAACGAAGTTCGACAGCAGTTGCAGAATATGCAATTCCTAAGAAAATGTAAATTTTCCCGTCCGCATTATTTGGCAATTCTTCTACGTATGGAGTAGTGGCATCTATGATAGCACTACCGTCAGCTTGCGGAGCACATTTTATGTATATAGGTTTAGGAAACTGTAGTACTAAAGCTGCTCCGGTTCTATTAAAACTATAACCCAAAGTTAATGTATATTGTTGCCATAATTGTGCCGCACTTACAGCGGCTTCTGCTTCTATAGCTGTGGTTGTTCCATAATAGACAATAGGACCGAAGGGGTCTATCGGTGTTTGTATTACATCTCGTTTAGCGGTAGCATTTGTCGAAGTAGAGGTGTTTGAAGGCACCCAGTGAGACCCATCGGCACTTGTGAATAGAAGCCTATAACGATAAAATTTTGCAGAGGCAGGTAACGTTCCGCTATTAGTTCTTACTTGATAACCAATAGTATTGCTATTAGCATCATAACCGCGATAACAAATTCAACAACCACCGTCAACTATGTCAGATTCAACATAAGTTAACAACATTGTATAATTAATATTGAAAATTGTAGTATCACGAGTAGGTGCAGTTGGTGTTACATCATTACCCGTAGCCATATTATTATAAACAGGCTTTGCGCCAAGACCATTAATATTAATAGTAAATCCTGATGCAGATGTAACAACACCATTACGAAGCATAATAGTTGTTCCGTCTATTAATGTTGTTAGATTTGGTATAGTTGCAGTATATGCCGTAGAAGTAGATGTACTATCTACTTCTCCATAAAATATTGCGCTTGCTTGAATATCATGTGGAGTCTCACCGACTTGAATTTGATTAATAATATTAGCCATGCAAAACTCCTTATAAATCTCTATTATAGGAGCTTTGTCCTATTTGAAAATTAAAAACCATAGTTACATCAGCTCCTTTTATATTGTATTTGGTTTATTATAGTTTTAATATTTATCATCCAATATTTTTGCAACAATATCTTCATAAGGCATTTCAAATATTGCGTATCTAGATATTGTTGTTGTTACATTCGAATTACTGTTTTGAACAGTAATAGATGGTGTATAATATCACGTAGAATTAATAATATTATTACTTATCATTCCTCGAATATCTGCGTCGCTAGCCATTTCACGAGCATATTGGTGCACAAGAACGTTCGTACCTGGTGTTGCTGTAACAATTTCTGGATAAGGTTCCCCTGCATCTACATTAAAAAAATGAATATAAGAATTATTATTATATCCGATCAAATTATAATATTGTTCAGAACTATTATCAACAACAGTTAAACTATTAATAAAATCTTCTAAATAAGTTAAAGTTTCAGAAGTACCATTTTTTGCTCTAATAGCATCTGCAATACTTTCTAATTCTTCACTTGTAGTTCAAAATATATGATTAAAATCTATAGGTCAATTTGCACTAATACTAGAAGTATGCGTACCAGATAAATTATTAATAGCAGAAACAAAACCATTTGGATAAGTTAGAAGTGCGGAGGTATCACCCTCCGCACGAATAGCATCTGCTAAAAATTGTAATTGAGTGTCTGTAACCCAATATTTATTTGGTGTTCAAATGGCGTATAATGTAAGCATATCATTTAAATCAGCTGATTTAATAACGTCTCCGGGATAATAGTTAATACCAGTATCGTCATTTTCTGTATTTCAATGACTAAAAGTGTAATGAGTATAATTATATTGTAGTTGCTCTGCACTTTTAATTGTTAAACTGAAATAAACTCCAAAATTTTGCACAAAACTTGTATTACTACCGTTGTTTGGGAAATAATGGACAGATCCATTAGACATTAGAAATCACTTCCTTGCGCGGGACTAACAGTATCACCGCCGACCTCAGAAGCAAAACGTTTATTAGAAACAACTGCAATTGCGCCCTCAGTACCAGTAAATCCAGTAGCCTTAGAGTAACTACCCGTAACTGTAACCGTACCAGCTGTACCAGTAAATCCAGTAGGCTTGATATAACTACCAGTAACAGTAATTGTTGCGGCAGTACCAGAGAAAGCAGCTTTCAATTTACCATTAGAAGTAATAGTCGCAGCGGTACCAGAGAAAGTAACTTTTAATTTACCAGTGACATTTACTGTTGTTGAAGTATGTGTAATACTACCAGAAGGAGTATAACTACCAGTTAAAGTAATATCTGCATCAGTAGTAGTAATATCTACTGTACCGCTTGGTGTGTAATCACCAGTTGATGTAATTGTCGCCGCAGTTCCTGTAAATGTTTTTGTTGTGGGCTGACCTGTAACGACTGTTTGAGAAGCAGTTGTAACACCAGTAACCACAGTCTGCGCGGCAGTTGTAACACCGGTAACAACTGTTTGAGATTTAGTATTAATTGTATCTACCACAGTAACTTCATTAACACTACCAGTAGTTGCTCCAGTTAATAATGTACCAGTTGCACTTACATTAGGAACATAAATCGTACCAGTATTTCCACCTGTAGCAACTGTTTGAGCCGCAGTAGTTACACCTGTAACAACAGTAACAGCAGCGGTAGTTACACCAGTAACAACAGTTTGAGAAGCCGTAGTAACACCAGTTACTATTGTTTGTGCGGCCGTAGTAACTCCAGTAACAGCTGTCATATCAGTTAATACTAAAGTTGTATTACTAACAGTCGCGGGAGCTGCAACTGTTCCAGTAGAAACACTAGAAACTACATTTTTACTTGCTGTATTAACAGCTGTAACTTTATTAATAGAAACAGTAGTAACAGTTGCAACTTCATTAACACTATCAGTAGAAACTGCTGTAACTTTATTAATAGAAGTTGTTGGAACTCCAGTAACAACTGTCTGTGATTTAGTATTTACAGATGAAACTTCTGAAACTACCGTAGCCGCAGCGGTTGTCACATTGGTTACTAATGTACCGGTAGCTGTAGCACTAGGAATAATAATTGATGCTGTACCAACCGCAGTTGTTTTTCCAATAGAAGCAGTATTAACAGCAGTTACTTTATTAATTGATGCTGTTGGATTAACAACACTAATAGTACCACTTGGAGTATAACTAGCAGAAACCGAAAGAGTAGCAGATTCACCAGTAAAACCACCAGTACCATTTACCTCTTGGTAAGTACCACTAACAGAGATTGTCGCGGTAGTACCGCTAAAGCCAGTAGCTTTATCATATGAACCACTAAAAGTAATAGTGGTTCCATCTGTTGCTTGTGAAATAGTATTACTACCAGCGGGCGTATAAGAAGCAGTAAAAGTAACAGTTGTACCATCAGTTGGCTGTGAAATAGTATTGCTACCCGCAGGTGTGTAGCTACCAGTTGAAGTTAATGTAGCTGTAGCAGTTGTGACGCTACCAGAAGGAGTGTAGCTACCAGTAGAAGTAAGTGTTGTATTAGAATTACTTATATTACCCGCAGGCGTAAAAGCACCAGAAGCGGTAACGTAATCTAGAGCAGTACCACCCATATCACTAGCGTCGCCAAATTCAGCTCACTTTAAAGCAGGAGTTTGAGTTGTGCCTGTATTAACAACAACAAATTCTTTACCACTTGTTGTATTAATAATAACATCACCTTCAGCATATGGTGGAGTAACTGTTTCTGTAACAGTAGCACCATCTACAGGCCATCCAGCTGTATCAGTAACCCCTCTAAAATTTAATACCCCACCAGTGATGCGGGCATCGCGTATATCATAAGTATCAGTGACCGGATTTGGACCGATCTGTATATGATCAATATATTGATTAGGCATTTACGTTATAACCTCCCTTATTCATTTAGTAATTGTGGGGCGTTTGAAATAATATATGTTGTGTCTTGTACTTGTAATCTATGATGTATTAAACCATCATTTTTATGATTATCAAACTCATTTCTTAGAGTTTGCACGGTCTGCCGCAACTCCGCAATCTCTGTATCATCACCT